CATTTGATTCTTGATATCTGTTTGATTATCTTGATACAAGTCTGTACCAAAGTACAAGTCTTTTCCTATGCGAGATATCATAGCACCGTTGATATTCTGGTTGTCTAGTGTTTTAACAACATTACCATGTTGTTTGATATGCTCGACAATTTTGTTGTACGGATTTGTTTTAAAAACATACTGGTCAAATTGATGAACATTTTTACATTCGTCTTGTATATAAACTGGTAGATTATTGAACTCTGACAGATTGTTACAGTTTGGCCAGGAAATATCTTTAACTCTGTTATAAAATAATTTTATTTGATGATCAATGTTGCCGTATTGCGTGTAAAATGTATCGCCAACCATGACAGTATAATCTCTAGGAGTCATAGGAGGAGGAACATACTGACCCTTGACAAATGTTTCACTAGATAAATCTGGACGTAAAACTTCAACACCAAACTCCTGGAGTTTTTTAATAATGTTCTGATAGTCTTCTTCAGTTTCGATTGCAATTTTTTCAAACAAACTGCGCACGTGAGGTACGTTGATCCAGGAGTAAAACTCTGGAGGATAACTTCTACCTACCACACATACTCGAAGTGGGTCCCAATGTTGATATACACTGTACATTATTCTAACGGTCCCAGTATTTCAAAACCTTCAAGGTCTTGTTTGTACAAGTGCGCTTGATCCAGATACAAGTACTGGAATCCGCGGTCTCTGTAGATTGCACATTCTGTTTGTAAACTTGAGATTCCCAAACGTAGTCGGGGTTTGCGATAGTTCCAGGCAAATTGTGCGGCTAATAAATTCTTGTCGTCGTACCGTTTTATCATGGAAAACGCTGCCAGTTCACCGTTGTCTCTATAGCCAATTAAATCTGTGCCTGGCTCTGTGAACTGACTGTCAAACAGCGGCATTACACTAGCAAAGTGTTTGTAGGTGCAATAGGTTCTGTATATGTCTTGTAGCTCTGCAATATTGGGTTTGGTGATATAAAACCAATCAACTGCGGGCTTGTAGGTAGTTTTTTCTAGATTTATTCTAGCAAATTGATATGTCATTTGCGAGGATCCTCCCTGTGCTGAAATAGCGCAGTTAGATAATCGTCTGGCCAGGAGTCGTAAAATCCTTTGCTGGCCATTAGTCGTGCTTTGACATTGAGATCACTTAGACTCTGCACAAGAGCCAGGGCATATGTGCCTTGATTCATGCAAATGCCATTTACTATTTCCACATCGTTGGGATGATCTTCCAGGGCTAGTATATCTGCTGCCAGTAAAAAATCTCTGTTGGCTTGATCTAAACTGCTGGCAAACAAATCATGTGGCCATTCTTGAGGGTCGTATGCATACACCACAACTTCTCGATTGCCCATGCCATAACGGGCTCGATTTTTTAGGTCAAAGTAAGGATCGCTACCAATGAATATATCGTAGCTTTGTTTTAGTCTTGCGCTACGTGCGTAAGGGCAAGGTGGAAATCCACCCAAGGCAGCATGAGGGACTTCTACAAAATCCATGATCCACTTTTCAATATCTTGTTTAACTTGATCTATATCCATTAGAAGAACGGTAGTTTACTGTTTTTAGTTGTTTCAAGATTGTCCTTGATCAACTCACTGATCATGGTTCGCTCGGCATGACTCATATTCATCACATCCTCATATGTGGCACCACCACGCATGTACCATGACATTTTTAAACCTTGACGTTTTAATTCGTTAGCCTCCCGCTCCATTTGATTTAACAAATCCTCCACTTGGGAGTGATTGGCGGTCAGGAGGCGGGTTCGAAAAAACTTGCCATGTCCAATGTTAACGCTTGATTATATTCGTGTTCACAACTATGGCAAGTCAAATGCATGGGTTTGAACTCTGTGCTTTCTCTATAGACAATCACTTGATCTCTGATCTGGTTAAACAATTTTCTATCGCAGTTGCTTAAAAATTCAGAAATAAATTCTGTTTCGGTTACCATTGCTTTGGGTGTTTTGATACAGGCAATGCTGTGCTTTAGTGCATTCACAGTGAGCTTGGTGAGTTTTTGCAATGCCTCATTGAGTTTGGCAATTTTTTCGTCATCAGGCAAGTCTGAACCGGGAATCATCTGAATTAACCGTTGTTCCTGCCACTGCTCGTGGTTGGTATTATGTTGTTCAGCATAGTCCATGGGTTTGAAAAATATTTCTAGATCCCCGTGCTTGATACTTTCTGCAAAGTCTGGAGATTTGATCTGATCAAGTACGGTTCTTAAATCAAGATTAAAGTCTCCTGGTTCAGCACATTTTGGACAAGTGGATGTTATTTCTAGTTCATGCCCGTAGCTGGCAATTCTAAGAGCAACCAAAATGGCGTTGATATCAATGCTGGGAGTTTTCCATGCATCTTTGATGTTTGGCACACAACTTTGAATAACAGAAACCACAGCTTGTCCGTTGAACAGTGCATCTGGAGTACGATACGTGATTTCGTCGATAGCAGTCATTGGCAAAACTGGCAATTCCATATTGGCTGGAAAATCTATCGAGTCCTTGGGCCAGAAATTTCCATTGCTCGGCAGTCTCAAGTAAATTGCTGGTTGTCTAAAAAATTGACGTAAAGGGTTAGCAGTTTGGGTCATTTTGCACCTATAAATATACTTCTACTTATAGGTAAAACACCATGGCCGACACAAATGCACAGATGGAAGAACTAGCTCGAATACTTGAAGATGTAAATCGGGAAATGGCCTACTACGGCAGAATAACCAAGCAAACTGCTGACGACAAGTTTGATGCTGAAATGAAAAACAAAACTGGCATCAACAACGCTACCAAAGGTCTAGCCAGTTTGGGCGAAGGCCTAACTTCGCTTGCTGGTGCTGGTGTGGCAGCCGGCAAGGCCATGTACGAAGGCAAAAAAGGTGCCGCGGCGTTTAACGACAGTATTGATGGTATGGCCAAGGCTGCCCAGGCAGCTGGTATTGCACTGGCTTTGATGATTCCTGGCGGCCCGCTGATCAAGTTGTTTATTGCAGGGTTGACTGCGGCAGTCACAGCCACAGCAGAATATGTCAAAGCAGCCAACGACATGGCTGATAAACTGTACAAAGGATATTCGGGGCTGGCCAAGTCGGGTGCCGCTGCTAGTGATGGCATGACTGGTGTGTATAACGGTGCCAAGAAACTTGGCCTGAGCATGAATGAATTAGACGGGTACATAGGTCTAATAGGTCAGAATTCCAAAGATCTAGCATTGCTATCTGGATCAGTATATGCAGGACGTAAACAGTTTGAAGACATGGGTGAAGCCATGGAGCCCTATCGCAAGGGTTTGATTGCGGCTGGTATATCTCAGGAAATGATCAATGAAGGTTCAATGGGATATCTAAAACTGCAGACCAGGATTGGTGCGGCACAACGCATGACTACCGATCAATTGGCAGAAGGTGCTAGACGTTATTTGATTGAACAAGATGCATTGACCAAGCTAACTGGAACATCGCGCAAAGAAATAGAAGATCAAATGGAAGCCGCTCGTAGCGAGCAACGTTTCCGAGCCAAGCTAGAACAAGTACGAGCAGAACAAGGTGAAGACGCGGCCAAACGCCTGGAAAATGCCAACATAATTATCAGCAGTCAAAGCAAAGAAATGGGACAGGCCTTCCGAGACACTTCCACTGGCATGCTCACCACCGAAGCAGCTTTAAAAGGCAATATGACTACGCAGGGAGAACTAATGCGTAGTACACAACAAATGCTTGCTGGACAAAAGGACGAATTTCAGGCAGTAACAGACATTGGAAAAGTTGCTAAACAATTTGGCAAAGACATGAATATGTCTGCGCAGTTGGGTGTTCTTAACGACTTTGCAATAGACTATGCACAAACAGTACAATTTGGTATATTTACAGAAGAAAATAAGGCTGATGCAATGAAAAAAATCGTTGATGATGCCAAAAAGCAAGGTATTGAAGGTGGAACAGCCGCAGATAAGATAACTGAACAGTATGCTAAGAATATCAAGCAACAGCAAGAACTCAACAAACGCCTGGAAGATGCTGTGTTCAAAGGTATTGACAACGCATTGAGTCTTACCAATAAACTGGGCAATGCAACCAGTGCTTTGACCACAGCGTTTGAAACATTGACCACAGGAGTCAACAAGTTATTGAACATTCTTGGACTTGGAACCAAAGAAGACGCAAGTGCGGTAAAGCAACAAGAAATTGGAACTGCAGAATCAAAATTAAAAGAAGCACAAGCCGCACAAAAATCAGCAAAAACTCCTGATGAAAAAGTAGCCGCTGACCGAGAAGCCAACTTTTACAAAGAAAAAATTGACTTACTAAACGAAGAAAAAGCAGTAATAGTCAAACAAGAAACAAACGCTAAACTTGATGCCGAAGTACTAAAACGTGCCGACGAGGAACTTAAAATTAAAATAGCCGCTTTTGAGAAAGCAAAAAGCACAGGCACCACGGCACAACAATGGGGCTTTGACCTTGACAACCAGCAAAAGACAAAACAAAAAGAAATGTGGGAGGCGTATAACAAACAAAAAGATCTTAGAGCCAACAAAGGCGGCATGCGTGACGCTGCCAAAGCAGACCTTGCAAAACAACAAGCATCGGCACCCAAGTCAGTAGCACCTCCATCGACTGGCAGACCTACCAAAACAGGCGAAGGAGATCTAGAAGGACTCACTATCAAAGAAGGTGACGTGCATGCTGAAGGCAGCAAAGTCAGCCCTAAGATAATTGATATAGCCAAACAAGTACAGGCAAATCTTCCTAACTTTGCTTATTTTTCTGGATTTAACGACAAGTTCCACCAGGAAAAATCTCCAAGCAGTAGTCACACCAGTGGTCGTGCTATGGACTTTGCGTTGTCACAAGCACCTAGTGTAGAAGAAGGCCAGGAAATTTCTAAATATCTTAAAAGTATGGGTGCTAGTGTAGTAATAGACGAATACAATTTCCCTAGTTCAAAAGCCACTGCTGGACATATACATGCACAGATTCCCGGGTATGCTGACGGGGGAATTGCATCAACTCCACAAATTGCCATGGTTGCTGAAAAAGGCCCAGAGGCAATGATTCCACTAGTAAACGGTGCAATTCCGATTAATTTAAACATGGGACCATCACCAGATGATAATCACATGAGTAAAATATTTGAAACAGGGTTTGGAGAACTGTCCACACAGTTTGCTAAACTAACTGACATAGATTTGTTAAAATCTACCATAGCTGATTTTAAAAATGGACAATTTGGATTAGCAGATGCTCAGGAAATGTTAAAATCAAACTCAACAGACGCAAAGTCAGCTCTAGATGATGGTGCGCAAAGATATGAACGAATGTTGGCAGATGCTCTGGAAAAACAATCAGCTCGACAAGAAGAACAATCATCTAGAATGATTGATGCACTAGCTGAAATGATACGAACACAGAAAGACAGCAACAGTATCCAGGAACGAATACTGCAAACTTCCATGTAAACACGGTAAATAACTTACTATGGCAGAAAAACAATCCCCCGGCTGGAAAAAATATTTCAAAGTGGCTGATACCACTGGACAGTTAGGTCCCATCTCTGGCCGCTATGCTGACGGATATCCGCAGTACGGCAAGAATAACGGCACAGACAACTACCCTGCAGACATGGTGTATCGTAACTATGCCAGCCGACTGCCAGAAGTTTATTCGGGTCATCCCAATCGTATTGAACGATATAACCAGTACGAAAACATGGACATGGATTCAGAGATCAATGCTTGTTTGGACATTATTTCAGAGTTTTCTACTCAGCCAAACGAAACAAACGGCACACCATTTGAAGTAAAATATTCTGACACACCTACTGATCACGAGATTGATATTATTCGCAAGCAGTTGCAACAGTGGGTCAAGCTGAACAAACTAGATCAACGTATTTTCAAACTG